ATGATTTTTCACGATCCGATTTATTAAATTCTGTTTCTATTTGCACTTGCTCAAGACGGCCTTTTTGCATTCTCTCATCTGCTAAAGCTCTATCGCTATACGCTTTAGACTGTAGAGACTCGTTGACAATCTTCTGATTTTCCATTTGCAATTGCGCCATCTGTTGTTGCTGCTGCTGCTGTTGCTGCTGTTGCTGATTGATTGACTCAAGCAGCTCATCTTTATCTTGCATATCAACGTATTTCAAAAGCTGTTCTGGCGATATCGGTAGGCCTTCTTTCCACAATCTATATCTTTGAGCAAACGCTAGTTGTTTAGTTGTATTTGTCAATTGTGCATCAGTTACAACAGCATCGTATTTCTGAAAAGATTTATCTTTAAATTCGTTTGTCGGCTCTTCTTGAATCATCCTTCTGATTTTACCTAAAGTGTAATTCTTCTGTATCATTTCCCAGTGCAACCTCGTTCCGTTTCGCTGTGATAAATCGCAGTTGTCAAATAGCTCTTGTAACGTTGTTAACGCTGCAGATTGACGTAGTTGTTCAGTTATACCTACATCGCTATCTTCTGCCTGCCCTAGGAGCTCCGGAGTAATACCTGCATCGTTCTGAATATTCAGTTTAAGACGATTCGTTACTTCGAAATTTGCGGGATTGATGTTAGCGCCAGGTTTATCCGCAATATTATTTATACGACCTTTTTTAAAGAATCGAACTTTGCCCGGTCCGACTTTAAACGCATCTTGATCGTCGATTAAACTGTCTTCTTCAACATCTACGCCAGAAAATTGAGCAGCTAACAGATCCATCTCTAGCTGCATTCTGTAATTTAACAAGTATTGACTATCTCTAATATTTCGCGGAATACCCTGATAGCGATAACTATAATTATCATTTGATAGATCATGATATCCGACAAACGGCGTAAAAGGGTAGGAATCGATCGAGAGAGGGTTTGGACCGTCATAGAAACAAGTATTATTAACTATTATCGCTAGATGTACTGTAGGCACTTTTTCTTTAACAATAATAATATTAGGAAATTTGAATTTTAACATTTCTAAATCGTTTTTATCAAGCTCGACTTCAGTGCTTTCATATGTCTCACTATCAACGATAAAAGTAGCATTTCTTTCAGTCAAATGCCAATATTCGTCATATGCTAAAAAGTTTTTTCTTCTGATATTATATTGTTGCGGCATGAATGTAAATTTTGTATCGAAATACGCTCGATCATTTAGCATATCAACATCACTTTCTCTGCCTGGCAAACGCCGTTTCACTTGATCTTTATGAAGATATTTTCTTGTAGTAATAAATTGACAATCGGAATTTAAATTCATGTCACGCCAAAAGGCATCTATCATGATCATGTCAGCACTAAAACACTCTGTTTTTAAGTCACCGCAAATCGGATCTGATCTATAGTCAATCCAGGAGTGCATTAGTGATAAACCCGTTATGCATGACTCTTTAAAACAAGCACTTATAGTGTTGTAAGTGTCATCGTAGTAATATGCAGACTGAATCGCTTTAGTAGCTTGACTTGCTGTTTTATCGCTTGATCCGCTTACGGGTACCATTTGCGAGGCTTTACGATATTGCCTTTGACGACCCGTCACCATATTGACGACGGGCATCGTAGCATTAAATACAAATTTTTGATGTTCGTAATTTGTTCCCGCATACATACTTAAATATTTTTGATCGCCAAGATACACTTTACGATCTATCATCGATTCACGTAAAAAAGACTGCCAAGGCGAAAGATTAGCTTGATATCTCTCGTCAGCTTCAGCAACAATGTCCCTTTTACCGTCTTGATAATATTTCTGATAAATATTTGGAACAACTTGCGATCTTTCTAAAGAGCTCATTATTATCACCTCAAATTCTTATTTATACATGTTTTTTTATTTATCTACCAACGAATGGATTTAACGGCATGTATTTTGCTGATGATTTACGGCCAAACCCGGCCTCCGATTTCAATTTATTTAGTTTATCTGTCGTCATTGAACCAGGACCTCTTCCGTATTGAATTCTTGCGTTCGACATGTACCGCACAGCGTCACTCGGATGAGAACACCAATCATGGACCGGCGTGTCTGAATAACTTTGCGTTTTTTCGTTGTATTTTTTGTGATAGTTTTCTAGACATTTTAAAAGATATCGACATTTATTTTCATCGATAAATGCTATAGATAGCATTGATCGCACTGACTCGATACCAATTTGAATATCTTTTTCACGCTCTAAAATTGTCGTTTTAAGGCCCAGTTCGTAAGCAATATCTTGTAGAGTCCTACCCGTTTGTATTGACCCTGAGCCGGCGTCATGAGGCATATAGTGAGTGCCGTACAAGTAGGGCTTAGATTGAATAATTTTCACGTAATGCGATATGCCCTCACCATTATTTTCATAAAAATCTATTATTCGCAATTCTCCGCCAATTTCTTGCCAAAAAACTATTGACGTTGCATCACCGAAACCGATATCCCACGCGGTGTTTACAGGCGACCTCGTTTCAAAAGGAACTGCACATATTCTATTATCGTCTCGAGCTTTTTCAATCAGACGTCCATAATAACTCCCTTCCACTCCGCGATTAAAGCTGCAATAATATTCTTGCTGAATAAGCTCTTCACTTACGCCTTCAGCACGTATTTTATCGATCTCATCTTCAGTTAATACATTTGTATCTTTAATACTAAGAATTTGACAAAACCAATCTTTATTTTGTTTTGCCATGTTCATCAAATCGTAAAAGTGATTTTTACCGCGCGGCGTTGAAATAAATAGCGCATAGCCTTTATTTACGTCAAGAATAGGTCGTAGATAGTCCCAGGCGGCAGGTGACTGAATCGCGTACTCTGAAAATATGATGATTTTTGGATTAGTTCCGACTAATGAATCGATATTATCACTGCCGATTAATTGATAAAGACTTCCGTTTGTAAATCTTATCTTCATTTCTTGACTGTTTTTTGATTCTACAACTTCATTCGGTATATAGTCTAAAAGGCGTTTTGATTCATTTGTGTTAGCATCCCATATAACTTTTTTTGCTTGATTATATGTTGGTAAAATATGAAAAGCTGTCCATCCAGGATTGCGTAATAACTGAAAAATGCACCAGTTAAACGCTAAAATGTCTTTTCCAGCACGTCTGTGAGCAACAAATACAGCTCTTTTAATACCTTTATTTAACGCCGTTATTAGCGGTATTTGGTAATTTCTCGGCTTGAACATCAATTCCACTTCCAAGGCCGTCATGTGCAACTCTCACGATTAAATTTTGTGGTTTGATTAAATCTTCTTGTTTACGCAACGCAGATTCAAATTCTAATTGTTCCCTTTTTTCATCTCTTAAAAACAGATCGTAAACAGGCGCATTTAAATCGTAAGCTTTGACATGCAACTCGTTACGATTGAGTTTTTCTTCTCTACGAAACGCTAAAAACATTTTAGCGCAATCAAACGCTTGACGGAATAATGGATCTTCTCGAGCCCAACTACACATTTTCGCGTGCGGGATGATCGGCTCATAGTAAGCGCAAAATTTATTTATATTGATAGAATCGGATAATCTAGCCCATGTTATGATGTCGATGGCAATTTGCTCTCTGTCGTGCTCACGAGGTCTACCGGTTTTTTTTCCGGGCTTATCTACAACATTTACAAGCTCTTTATCGCGCTTAAGCGATCTAACAGTAGCTTTTTTCATCAAATAACCCCTTTATTTTTAACATTTTGGGCAGAATAGCTTCTAAATCTTTTAACGCTCTATCTTGCTTATGCCACTTTTTAATTTCTCTATTAATTTTATCACTAAAAACTTCGATGTATTTTAATGACCTTTTTTTCTTTAGACATATATAGAGAGAGTATCATTTATGAAATCGTAGTGTAAGAGAAAATTTAATTTTTTTAAAGAGAATAAAGTCATTGCGTTTAATTATGCTGTCATGCTATATTGATATCATCGACAGTTGGAAATCTGATTCGACGAGTTGCGATAAGATCTAGCTCGTTTAAAAGATAGTACGCATCGAAGTGAGTGAGTGAGTAGTGAGTGAGTAGTGAGTGAGTAGTGAGTGAGTAGTGAGTGAGTAGTGAGTGAGTAGTGAGTGAGTAGTGAGTGAGTAGTGAGTGAGTAGTGAGTAGTGAGTAGTAAGTGAGTGTAGATAAGTAAAGCAAAAACAAAAACAAAAACAAAAGTAAAAACAAAGGAAAAAAATTATGATCTTAGTATTGCAAATACACACGCCTGATCTTCATGACGTACAAGATAAAATTAACGCTGAGTCAATAGATCCGGAAACAGAAAAGCCGTACTTTGAAGGAGATTACCGCGAGGCATATGATTTTGTAAGTTTTGATTCTATAGTACGCGGATTAAGCGGGAATCATCTTGAAAAAGAATTTTCCTGGGATGTTATAAAACGTTTAGCAAGGAAACATAAAGACGTTCTTTTAGAAGCTATCGAAGAGTTCGAGTATAAGAAATTGTAAAAAAAACTATAAAGTGCTGGAGATTAAACGCTAGCACTTTAATTAAATAGCGATAAATCGATTATTAGACGCGTAACATAGATGGAAAAAATTATGGAAATAGCATTTGATAAAGATTACGGTAGACTTCACGATATGCAAGAAAATATTGATATTAAGTCTATAAATCCGGCAACTAAAAAATTATATTCTGAAGATGATCTTGAAAAATTATATTTAATAAGTTTTAAAGATCTTATTGACGGATTAAGCAGTGATGATAACGCAGAAAAAGTTTTCTGTTATACAGGTCTATTGTTTCTGTTAGATTTTTATCCGATAGATCTAAAATCAGCGATAGTAAATGAAATGTTAAACTTTAAATGAATGTTTAAATTAAATTATGGTTTTAATTTGACGTGATTTTACTAAAAAAAGGAAGAAAAATTATGTATTTAGCTTTTAATAAAGAAAACTTAAAACTTCATGACTCACGAGACAAAATTAACTGCGAAACGATAAATCCGTCAACAGGAAATTTATATACTCAATCTGATCTTGATAAGCCGACAGAGCTAAAATCAGCGATAGTAAATGAAATGTTAAACTTTAAATGAATGTTTAAATTAAATTATGGTTTTAATTTGACGTGATTTTACTAAAAAAAGGAAGAAANATTATGTATTTAGCTTTTAATANAGAAAACTTAAAACTTCATGACTCACGAGACAAAATTAACTGCGAAACGATAAATCCGTCAACAGGAAATTTATATACTCAATCTGATCTTGATAAGCTGACTATCTGGACTTTTAAAGAAATTCTGGACGGTTTAAGTAGTAATATTGAGTCGGAGCAAGACGCTGCTTATACAGTTTTGTTATGCTTAACGCATTATTACGCATCGGATTTAACGTTAGCGATAGCAGATCACGCGCATAAATCTAGAATTAAGGATTAAATCTGGCTGTAATTCAGGGTAATTTTACTAAAAAAAAGGATATATATGGGTAAAAACACGAAAACATGTATCGGATTAAGATTAGACAAGAAAACGTATAAAGATCTTAAAACAGTACTTTTACAGAAAGATAAAAAAGTGCAGACATGGTTTTCAGAAGCAGTTAATGATTATTTGAAAAAAGTAGAATAATAATTATTAATAGCAGATTAAAGAAAATGCCGTAAAAAAATAGCTCTTTAAGAAAAAGAGCTATTGCATTTTCTACTATTTTTTTTTCAGAGCAGTTTTCAAGCGTACCATTTTTTTATCGCTTTTCTTGTCAGCTTTTAAAAGTTCTGATTCTTTTTTCATAACTTTTTTAGTGCTTTTTTGTAACTCTTTGATTTTCTTATCCATAAGACTCTCATTTTTTAAATAATGTACAGTTTATCTCAGTATGTGTAGAGCAAGTTCTTCGACATTGTATTATATGACTTATTTAAAGTTAACATTTTTTCGTGTAGATTTTATTTTCTAAGCTGCCTATCCGGCAGTGAACACAACTTAGGGCAAACTTTTACCTAACTTAGTT